AAACTGTCAATGAGGAAATGGCAGGACTGAAGTGGGCGGACAGGACAGCTCATCATAGAGGCGAAGTTATATATCAAGTCCAAAAAACTCTAAAAGAAGGACTATCTCAAGGTAGCACATATAAGGAGATGTCTGATAGACTTACAGAAAAATTGAATAAAGATGTAGTACAGCCTATGCGGATAATTAGAACGGAAGGAGCGAGAGTACATGCAAGTACCCAAATGCAAGCCTTTGATAAGATGGCTGAAAAAGGTTTGAAGATGACAAAAAAATGGGTGACTGCAAAAGATGAAAGAGTAAGAGATATGCACAGGCAAATGAATGGTGTAATTGTGCCTTATGAAGAAGACTTTACTCTTCCTGACGGCACAAAGACAAAGATGCCGCACTTAAGTGGAGTGGCGAAGCATGATATACATTGTCGGTGTATTGTTACGATAGATTTTAAGGAAAACTCTTCTAAAAATACTCTTAATGCACCTGAAATTAGGGAGCGTAAGCTTAAAACATCTTACGAGAATTTAAGTGAGATATTAAATAACAAAGCTAATACTAATGAACATGCAAATAGAATGAATATGTATATGCAAATGACTGATTATGTTGAAGATGATAAATATAAATCTCCTTTTTCTTATATCGTAGATGAAGATATTATTAAATATAATCCTAAACATCCATATTACAAATATTACAACCTTAGTTATGCTCAAGTACATGAGTTATCGCATAGGATGGATATTTTGCAATACAATTCTATTGATAACAAGAATTTTACTGATTCTATTGAAAAAAGCAAAGATATTTTCTATAATAACGAAGAGCAGATAAAAAAATGGTTTGATGATAAAGACGGAATTTATTCACGAAATGAAGCTGTTTCAGATATTATAAGTGCTTTATCCATGAGTGATGCCAATGAGTATCTACCTTATGCACACGATAAAAAGTATTGGGAACGAGGAAGTACTGTTGTTAGAGAAATATTTGCTAATTTAAGCAGTATTGACATATTGGATGACGGTCTTTACAAAGAGTTCAAATCATCATTTGCTGAGTTATTTAATAGCTATTTGGAGGTAGTAAGATGAGTGAAATACTTGACATGATTATAAACGACGAAGAAATACGGCAAATAAAAAAAGAATGGCTCGAGATTGATAAAAATTCTTGGATGCCTTTTAACTATGATGAGTATATGGGATTCGAAGACTATAAGGAGAAGTTGAAGGTAGGTCTTGAAAAATTAAAAAAGGGAGAGGAGCCTTATAACTATGAAGATTCACCATTATACCATAAGTGGGATGGTTTGAAGAAAAAGAAATGATATAAAATGATATAATAAGCACTTACAAAAATGTAGGTGCTTTTATAGTGCAATGAATTAAAAAAAGTTAAATTAAGCATCTGTCAAAGTGACAGGTGCTTTTATAATACAAAAAATTATTAATATTGGGAGGATAAGATGATTAGATTTATAAAAAATAATTTGCAACTTTTTGCAGCAGATGCCGGAGGTGGAAGCGGAGAAAATACATCTGACAATGCTACTGATGTTCAGGCGTCTCAAGGTGAAGATGTTCAAAATTCAGAACATAAAGAGTCTGAATCTAAGACATATACTGATGACGACATAGCAAAAATAAAGGATGATTGGGCAAAAGAACAGGAAAAGACAAATCAGGAAAAAATCAATCAGGAAGTGCAAAGACAGTTAAAAGAACAAAAAAGACTGTCTGAACTTTCAAAAGAAGAAAGAGAAAAAGAAGAACAGGATGCTAAAGAAAAAGCATTAAAAGAGCGTGAAGACAAGCTACTTTTTAAAGAAAGATTGTCTGATGTAAAAGATGAGCTATTAAACAGAAAATTGCCTATTTCATTTGCGAAATATTTTGTAAATGAAGATACTGAACAGTCTTTGAAAGAAATATCAGAGTTTGAACAACTATATAGAGCAGAGATACAAAACGAAGTAAACTCAAAGATAAAAGGTGTTACTCTCAAGACTGGTGACAGTACAACAAATGCCGGAAAATCTATGGCTGAACAAAGAAATGCTCAAAAACAAATAACTAATAATCCATGGGCTTAGGAGGTAGGAAATGAAAGTAGAAAAAGGAACACTGGTAAGAGACAATATAAACATTTTGGCAAGTGACAAATATGTTGCCTTTAGTTGCACAGTACCTCAATCAAAAGGTACTTTAATTGAGGGAAAGAAGATAGTAAAAGCTGGCACTATATTGCCTGACAATAATGCTACTGCAAAAGGGATATTACTTGAAGATGTAGATGTAACAGCAGGTGACAATGTAGGTTCACTTCTTGAAGATGGCTTTGTGCTAAAAGATAGGCTACCTGTAGCACCTGAGACTACAGCTATTACTGCACTAAAAAGAATAACATTTAAATAAACACGGAGGTATATAATATGGATATTGAACAAGTATTTTCACCAGCGGTAATAAGAGATTACCTAAAAGAAAGAAAACTAAAAGAATATTTGGGTGAACTTTTGTTCCCTGAAATAAAAATAGAAGATATAGACCTTGGATATATTAAAGGTGCAAATAATGCTCCTGTGTCTGCATCAATACATGGATTTGATACCGAGACAGAGATAGCGTCAAGGGAAAAACTTGAATACATTAAAGAAACACTTGCATTAATCAAGAAAAAAATAAAAATGGATGAAAAGCTCTTAATCAAGCTTAATACTCCAAGAACAAGTGCAGAACTGGAAAAGGCGAAGCAACTTGTCTTTGATGATATAGACAAGATGGTGTTAGCTGTAAAAACAAGGATAGAGGCTATGAGAATGGAAGCACTTACTACAGGAAAGATTGCGGTAAGTGAAAATAATGTTACAATCTCTATTGATTATGGTGTACCTTCTACCAATATAAAAACATTAGGTGGTACATCGGTATGGACAGATGCAGCATCAGATCCAATCAAAGATATATTTGACTGGACGAATAACCTTCAAGCTACAGCAGGTATAACTCCTAAAAGAGCCCTTACAAGTAACACTGTACTTTCTACCTTGCTGACACATAGCAAGGTGAAAAAGGATATATTTGGTGTAAACACTAAGGCACTTAGCAAAAAGGAACTAAATGACTTCTTGTCATCTCAAGACTTGCCTACAATTGCAACATACGACGAAAGATACAAGGTGCAAGTTGCAAATGGCACATATGTGACAAAGAGATATTTTGATGAAAATAAATTTGTTATGATGCCTGAATATGCTGTAGGTGAGACTATATACGGATTGACTCCTGAAGAAATAGAACTTGCAGGAAAGGTAGGAAACGAAGTAAGTGAAAGAGAAAAGGTAATAGTACAAATATATTCAACGAAAGATCCAGTAGCAAGATGGACTAAGGCTGTGGCTACCGCCCTTCCTACATTCCCATTTGCTAATGAAGTGATAATTGCAAAAGTAAAATAGATTGTGTAAATGCTCTTAAAAGACGCTTTAAATTATATTTTAGCGTCTTTTAAAGTGCAAAAAAGGAGAATAAAATGAAAGTTAAGGCAATAAGAGGAAGTATAAAGTATGACGGTATAGTATATGATGAAGGAGATGTCTTTGATATAGAGGCTATAGATTTAGATATTTTAAGAGAAAATATTGAAGTAGTTGACTCTGAACAATCAAACGAAGATGCACAAGATGAAGAGGAAGTACAAAGTGATACACAAGACAATCCCAATACATCTGAAGATGAAATAAATGCTGATGATGAAGATTTAAACTCACTAAATATTACTGAACTTAAGAAAATAGCAAAAGAAAAAGATGTGAAATTGCCTGATAAAGCTACAAAGCAAGATATAATAAAGGCAATTGAAGAGAGTAAATAATGGATGAAAATCTAATAAAAAAGTACTGGCTTGACTTTGCGAGGAGATATTGCAATCAAAACTTCAACGAGGACGATCTACCGCTTGTAGTTCAGCTTTTCCTTGATATGAAAATAAAAGCGTATAGAGAAAATCCAAATGTAAAAAGTGAGTCCTTGTCGGATATGAGCATAACATATTTCGACAAGGAACTGTCTGCAGAAGAGGCAAACTTGCTTGGACAGGTTAGAAAATTAAAGGTGCCGTAATGAGAGTTGTACGTGATACGAATAATGTTGACAAATTACTCCGAACATTGACAAAACTGCAAAGCAAGAAAATAAATATAGGTATTTTGTCTAAGGAAGATGGCAAGATACTTACTATAGCTAATGTTCATGAATTCGGAGTAACAATAAATGTAACTAAAAAAATGAGATCGTACCTTCATCGATTAGGTATACACCTGAAAAAAGAAACAAAGGTTATAAATATTCCTGAACGGTCATTTATAAGATCTGGCTTTGATGAAAATAAGGATGATATGGGAAACAAAGTATCAATGTTAATTTCAAATCTTATTAATGATGATATTGATGTTGATACTTTTTATGAAGCTGTCGGACATTACTGTGTAGGAAAAATACAAGAATACCTGACAGATTTAAGTAATCCGCCACTTTCACCGGTTACGCTTGAAAACAGGGAACATGGCGGAAGTAATCCACTTATTGATACAGGGAAACTTCGTGACTCTATAACATTTGAGATTGTAGGTGATTAGTATAGGACTATTCAATTTTAAAAGATTGGTTGACAAATACAGCAAGATAAAACCTGCTGCATTAATAGAAAATGGCGGATATTACGACTATGAAAATGGTGGCGAATATTCAAAAGGTAATATTTCAAAACAAGAATTTGACGGTGCTGTAGTTCCGCTTTCTATGCAAGAACTCAAATATGAAGAAAACGGGAAGTATAAAAGTGAAGACAGGAAACTGTATTGTTACAGACAGTTTGAAACAGGAGATAAAATTGAACATAAAAATCATGTGTACACAGTAGATAAGAAAAAGGACTACAGTGATTTTGATGATAATCTAAATATATATTATCTTGTAAGGAGTGATGTTCTTGGAACTGAAAAAAATTAGAAATATAATTGTAAAACAGCTACATGAACACATTCAAAGACCTGTAGTTATGATGAGGCAAACATCAGATAAGCCATTTAAGGATGATAAGATTGACTATCCTTTCATTGGCTATAACCTAATAATGCCATTTAAAAATGAAAAAGGACAAGGCGTATATAGTAATTACGAAGTAGACTCTACAAATCCAGAATTTAAGAAGGATATAATAAAAAATCTTAATCTACAGGTACAGTTTACTATGTCCTTTTCAGCGTATTCAGAAGATTCTATAAGTGCAAAACAACTTGCACTTGATGCATTCGAGTATTTCAAACACATAGGATATGAAAATCTTGTGAGAGAACAAATAATAGTTGTAGAATGTACAAATATATCAAATAGAGATGTGTTTGTAACAGACTATTATGAAAGGCGTGAGGGTTTTGATGTTAGGTTTAGAACTACACATGATATAAAAGCAAGACTTGAAACAATAGAAAAATATAAAATTAAAAGATATTAGAAAGGAAAGTGAGAATATGGCACAAGCAAGAGAAAAAGACTTCGTCGTAAATATTACCAAGCTTACAAGAGCGGTAAATCAAAGAGGCTTTGGTCTTATACTTATATATGACACTGAACACGATAAAGAATATGGCTTGTATAGTGATATATCTGCAGTTGGTGAGTCTTTCCCTACCAGCTCAAAAGCATACAAAATAGCGAGCAGGATATTTGGACAAAAACCAAAACCGCAGACCGTAGCAATTGCCGGCAATACAAAAATGACTGAAACAGACGGAACAAAAGCAGTGTATACTGTAACGGTGCAAACTGCATTTGCAAGCGGTGATATATTCAATATAAATGGCAAGCAATATAAGTTTATGGCAGCTGATCCAAGCAAGGATAAAGATGAATTTACAGGAGAAAATATACAAGCTCAGATAAACAGTCTAAAACCTTTGATATCAAAGTATGAAATAGATTTTGATATTACAGTTACGGCAACTACAATAATATTTACACAAAAAATAGCAGGTGACGGAGATATACCTGTTATTTCAACAACCGGTACAGGAAAAGCTACTGTGACTACAACAACACCGGCAGTACTGCCTACAGGAATGATAGCATTTTTGAACCAGTTAAGAGATAAATATCAAGATCCTTTTTTCCTTGTATGCACGGACAATTCTGATGATGCAATAAAGAAGCTAAGTGGCTGGATAGATACACAAGAGATGATGTATTTTGTTACATCACAAAGTTTGCTTGCTCCAAAACTTGTAAGGTCTGAAAATACAGTAGTTATGTATCATAATGATGTAAATGCATATGTTGCTGAAGGATTGGCAAGTTATCTTACTACTGCAAAGGTAGGAGGAGTAACAGCTAAATTTAAAGAGATAAAAGGCGTTATGGAGGCTAAGGTAACATCTACACAATTAAGTGCGTTGCATAAAAGCAATGGTTTTACCTATATAGAAAAAATGGGACTACTCCAAACTACAGAAGGTAAGACAACATCAGGAGAATATATAGATGTTGTCATGGGAGCGTATTGGATCCAGTTCAAGATGGAAGAAGGGTTGGCATATCTTGCTGCTAATACTCCAAAGATAGGATTTGACAATGCAGGTATATCAAAGATGGTTGCTGTGTGTAATCATGTGCTAAAAAGAGCTGCATTTGAACAAGATATAATCCTTGTAGACAAGGACGAAAACGCTAAGTATCAAATAGAATACATTCCAAGAGAAGATACAGATCCTAACGATGTGGCAAATCGTAACTATACAGGCATAAAATGGACAGCTAAACTTGCAGGAGCAATCCACAAGGCTACAGTATCAGGAACATTGGAATATTAGGAGGTAAAACATGGATGTAAAGACATATGATCCACTGAAAGTAAATCTTGTGGTAAAAGGGGTTACTATCACAGGTTTTGCTGATGGTTCAATAATAGAAGTAGAGAGAAATGAAGATGCAATAAGTCCATATGTTGGTACTAAAGGAGAAGTTGCAATCGCTGAAAGTGCTGATAAAACAGGCATATTTAAAATAACGCTTATGTCAACATCGCCTTCAGTACAGTATTTGAATACTCTTGCAAAACAAAAGGGAGACGATGCTGCATTTCCTGTTTCACTTGTAAATATGAATACAAATGCCATATCTGCTACAGCGACTACCTGCAGAGTAAAAAAGATGGCAACAGAAAGCATAGACAAGGAAGTAACGGAACGAGAATTTGAGATATTTGCAGCTGATTTGGATATGATATAATAATTTAAATAAGGAGAAAAACAATGAACATAAGAAAAGCATTCGGATTTGAACAAACAGAAATAGAAGTAAGAGGACAAAAATACAAACTTCAAAACATACCGTTTAGAACATTTTATAAACTTCAAGAAGACAGCAAAGACCAGTATGGCAATCCCAAAGCAACGGAGATGTATGATTACATTTTTAAAAATGTAATTATAGAACCAAAGGTAAACTGGGAGAATTTTGAAGAAATTGAAGAAATTGAAGAGTTGATGCAAGAGTGTTTGACCTTTCTTACAAGAAAAAAACCATTACAAGAACAAGAGCCATTACAAAAACAAGAGTAAGATTAGAGAAAAAGTCAAAGGTGAATGGATATTTTGGCGTCCAATCATGGAAGAAAAACTATCATACTATGATGCTTTGAATATGACCTATGACGAGCTGTATGAGATAAATACAGCTATAGATTTATATGCAGAAAAGCTGAAACATGCAAGTAAAAAATAAATAATCTCCTACTTTAAGATATTTACAAAATATGTTAATATTAAAGTAAATTTTAAAGTAGGAGGAATGTACTATGA